AACGATGAGAAGATTGCTACGGTATTGAGAGAAGTAGGCGCTCAGGCTGAGAAGGGCAATGCGCCGACAACCAAAGAGTTGCGGAACAAAGTTCAAAAGCTCACGCCACGCAAGAAAAAGGCTCCCAAAAAGGCCACGAGCGGCAAGGGCAAGAAAGGCAAATCCAAGCCAGAGGCTCCACCGTATGAGCCAAACGCAGAAGAACAGTCCAAGCTGGATGCGGGAGAGGATGCGCTTAGCGCAGCCTCAGACGCAATCAAATCCGGTGGAGTGTTTAAGATCGCGGCGAAGCTGGACAACAAAGAGAAGCGCCGATGGTTGGCATTAGCGGAGCCAATCGTGGTGTTCTATAACGCGCTGGATCGCGTGACGGGCTACTAAGATGAAATCAATTAGGGCGACAATAACACAGGAAATCATAGATCGCGGGCAGCGATGCAAGGCGGCGTTTTGCGCTATTTCCGAGGCTATTAAGGAATGGGGATTGCTTGAAAAGCAACGTCATCCGCGAGCCACGGGGAATAATTGCATCGAGTTAAGATGTGTCCAGACTGACGCACAATCAATTCGCGTTACAAGCGTGCGCGAGGGGTTACGTTATGTATGGATGACTCCACCAAGGCTGCAACGTTTCTTACGGGATTATGATGAGGGCAAGCCAGTTGAGCCGTTCTCATTTAATCTTTATACGGATCGTGCTGTGACAATACTGGATGTTGGACAGCGCAATAGGAGCGTCGCTGAAAGGAATCAGGCTCTTAAATCCAACGCCAAGATCGGTCGCAATAGTAACACTGGCAGGGCGTCGAGTATATCGCGCCCGGCTATCCATAGTAGAATTGCGCCAATGAGGTCTAATGTATATGGCCTACGGAGTGGCGTGAGAGTAAGCGGACTAGTGGCTTTAGCGGCCTAAGTCCTACCACTGCCGTTGTTAAGCAGCGACGGCAGAATAGGATTTATGAGCGTCAGAAAAATATCTGAATTACCAAAAACCGACCTTACCCAATTCTTGTCGGAATGCGAAAGGAATGGTTCTGATGAGTTGATTAGGTTGGGCGTTTACGGAATGGATGTCCATGCGGTGTTCTTATTTGGGGTCGCTGAATCCGTATTGGATTTGCGCCGGAGAATTGAAAAGCTCGAATCCAAGACATGATTCCACCATCCGAGATAGCAGTTATCAATCGCGACGGTCGGACGTTCATGGCCAACTATACTGGCATCGATAATAAAGGTGATACATTTCAGTACCGAATAAACATGCCGGAGTTCAAATTTAGTTTGGTAGTCATAGATGTAACCCGATCTGAGTTACGGGAGTACCTGAGAAAGAACAAACCCATTGTCATTAAGCCAGTGAAGCCGTAGAATAAAACAAATGATTGCGCTGTTATTACTGATACTCATTCGAGTTTATTGGCCGGTCGATATAGCAACATTAGCAAGTGTCGGTACAGCTCATACCCATGTTAGCGTGGTAGGTTACGTGAGCTATACCCGGATCGAGTCTGACGGCGATCTACATATCAAGCTCGTGCCTACGCCGGGCGTGCAAACACCTTTCGTGATTGCTGAGTGCATACCATCACTATTTTGTAATCGGCCAGCGGCGGGCGCTCACATTAAAGTAAGTGGAGTAAGCCGTAAGGATGCAGAGCATCTATGGCAAGAGATTCATCCAGTAGAGAAATTGGAGATTTTACAGTGACAGTCATCCAAATCAGAGAAGTAAACAAAAACAATGAAAAAATACTTGGCGACACTAGCGATAATTGGGTTTGCGCTGGCCTTAAAAGCTGACGCGCAAACGCTCACGACAATACCGGCCAGTTGGAATTTAACGTGGTCGGTGCACGGCGGAATGGTTGGGCCATTTGATGTCGGGATCAGTTTTCATGGTCAACCGCCTTCTGGTTTAGTAGCGCAACCGCCGGTAGGCGCTAATTGTCACACGACGTGGTCTTGGAGGTTACCACTAACAGGTGTAATAACCACGGACAGTCCGTACGACTGCAGCGAAATGAAACAAGAGTTGTGGGATATTTCTCAAAAACCGCACTCTGCTCCGGCTTCAGCGTGGGTGGTAGTTGACACGTTTACCTTGCACGATGTAGCCCCCGATTGCTGCAACAACCCTCCACCGCAGCACTGCTCAGGGGAGTACACGCCCGGAATCTTGAGCGGCCCATGTCTGTGATGAGGCTACTTAGCGTGGTGTTGGCATTACTGCTTGTTTCGTGTGCGGAGACGCGATTGTATGAGCGCGGTAAACTGGTGGCTGTAATACAGGGAGATGCTAAGAACATCACTGTCAAGACTGGAAACGGCGGATATTTTCACGCTGAGGCGATAACACATAGCACGGCGACAATAGCGGCAGGCAAGGCACACACGAGGATACTTGGCGGAGCAGGTGGTATAGTAGCTACAGTCGTAACAGGCGGTGGGGCCGGAGCGCTGTCAGTAATAGCCGCAAGCGTAGGTGATTGGATCGTGAACTTATTCAAGACGCATGACTGATTGGCAACAACGAGTGGTTGATGAATGCGAGGAGCTATATGCCAAACATCAACGTTTAGGGCAATTCATCGATGGTGATTCGTTTGACTTATTAGAGCGTGAAGATAGGGCGCTATTGTTACAGCAAGCAATACTAATGAAGTCGTATTTGGACGTGTTGCGTAAACGGATCGTACGATTCAGTACAAAGCAAACCCATTTCCGAGGTAGCGACAAAGTGGATTTTACGGGAAGCTGAATAATGAACTATCACGTAGCAGTAATAAGAGCAGCGTGGCGTAGGATCAAGAGTCCATCACGGTACACGATGCGTAGGTTAGCGGCATTGACTGTTTCTGCGGAGGTGTGGGGTGTGCGAACCGGGCGTTGGAATGACGATCTTAAAGACGTAGAATTTGGCGAGTGGATAAAGGCTGATAGCGGAAATGACTTCAAGACGGACAACTGGCGCGTAGCATTCGAGTTGATCTCTAAGTTACAAGCGGACGGAGCACGCGGTATATTCATTCAGTCGTATCCTCTGGACTAAGGGTGGCATAGCCAGGTGACCAAGAAAAACAATCTAAGGAATCTCTTTAGATTGCTGGGCCTCCATAGGTTCGCGAAGCGGTGTGACTGAAAAGCGTGCGGCAGTTGCAAAGTTGACGCATACACGCTAAATATGGAATGTGTCGCGAAGTCGATATTGTGCAACATTATCAGAAGTAGCTAGGCGAGCGCCGTGCAGGTACGCCACACTTCTCGAGTACCGGAAGCTTCCCGGTTTCCCCCCGGATCATTCGCCCGGCAAGGCGAAATACGATCTCCCGAAAATTCAGGATTGGATCAGGAATCACAAATCTGCTCATAATTATGGCGGCAGGCGGAACGGCGAGAATGAGTTTGTTAATGAACGTGAGCGCGGCCTGATCGAGAAAAACCGGATCGCAACCGAGCAGTTACGTTTCGATCTTCAAGTTAGACAGGGTGAGTACTATCAACGAGTGGCGGTAAATAGGTCAATCGACACAGCTAATGCAGTAACCAAGCGAGAGCTATACAAAGGTGCTGAGCATGAGTTACCACCTAGATTGGAAGGACTCAACGCATCAGAAATTAAGAAAGCGCTTCGGAAATGGCTGGACAAATGTTTTACAAATCTGCCGAAACCGTTTCAGGCTAAGTTAGAATCAAATGGCTCTTAGTCAGTACGAAGTTGACCGGCTGATATTCAATCGGTACCAGCAAAGCTACTGGCCGCAAAGCGACGAGCCAATCCATGAATGGGCGCGGTGTCTGCGGATGGATGCCACGTCTCCTATGCAGGGTAACTATAACATCGATAACACTCCGCAGTTCAAAGAACAGTACGAAGCTTTTCAGGATGACGATGTTAGGATGGTTACCAGTCTCGGGCCGAATCAGGGCGGGCGAACCAAGACAATGGAAATCGCTAGTCTTTGGTCAATCGTCAATCGTCCCGGCCCGATGCAGTGGAATACATCGAACGATAAAAATGCCAAGAAGTTCGCGGAGCAACGCTGGTGGCCGACTGCCAAGAGTTGCGCTGAAGTAGTAGCTAAGTTACCGGCGCACGGTACCGGGTTAGGTCAGGAGCGTCACAAGGAACGAATCCAGAGCGTGATCTTCGATGATGGTATGCCGTTCGAGATACAGGGCTGCACTCCGGCCAACTTGGAAGAACGTTCGATAATGACTCAATTTAATGACGAGTGCTGGGAGTGGCCGGTAGGTCGGTTAGAGATAGCTCACATCCGATGCAACGTCGCCTACGCATGGAATTACAAAATATGGAATGGATCAGTAGCAGGGATAGACGGAGACGACATCCATTTGTTATACCAAGCTGGCACACAAAAAGAATGGCACTGGCATTGTTACAAGTGTGGGCGGTTACAATTACCTAGGTGGGGCAAACGCGGGGAGCGTGGAGGCATCCATTGGGAACACGATGCGAAAACAAGACCGAATGATTGGGAGTGGGACTTCGAAGAATTAGCCAAGACAGTGCGGTATGAGTGCGAGCACTGTAAGGAAGATTACGAGGATAGCGCCAGAGTTCGCAGGATACTAAACGAGTCAGCCACATACAAGGCGCTCAATCCTAAAGCGTCCTACCATCATCAAAGTTTCCGGTTTAACATCCTAAGCGTCAACTGGCCGGGCCTGACATGGGCGAAATGGGTAGAAGAATTTCTGAAGGCGGTTAATCAGTACCGTCGGTACTCACAGCTAGAGCCGCTTAAAAAGTTTTGGACGCGGAGGATGACTGAGCCTTGGGATGAGTCGAGGCACGCGATGACAACTCACCGGGTGGTACTGTCAGACTATAACTTGGGCGAGCCTAATCAATATAAGACGAAGCAGTGGGAAGATACTTCGAGTGGCGAGCGCCGGACAGTTGAGGCATTCAGATTTATGGGCGTGGACAAACAGGAGTGGGGTTACCCGTTTGTTATTCGGGCTGTGTCTAGGTCTGGCGATAGCAGGTTGATTGAGCGAGGGGTAAGCGAACGCTCATGCCTTACCAGTTATGCAGAGGTTGACGACAAGGCGAAAGAGTTCGGTGTGCAACCTCAATGCGTTGTGATCGACACTGGATTTGAAGCTCGTGAAGTATATGCTCAGGCAGTCAAGTACGGATGGACGTGCATGAGGGGTGTGGATCGGGATGCTCCATTCAAGCATATCAAAGAGATAACAGATCGGGATGGCATGGTAAAGAGGGTAGCCATCGAGTTACCATACAGCACCGTGCAATGGGCCGATCCCTTCTCCGGCACCGAGTTACAACAACTCAATCGCCGCTTTAGGATGGCGCGGGCTGCTCCTAGGCTCGCACGTAGGTTCGATTGGATAAATCTACATATAAAGAACCTGCTCAGCGCCTTCAAGCAAGGTAACGCGGTCTATTGGGGAGTCGCCGGTGACGTTGGGCCGGACTACATGAAACAAATCAACGCTGAGGTACGGCATGTTGTTATCAACGCCAAGGGTCGGCGAACTGAGTGGTGGAGTAACACGAATGCCAAGGGCACCGGCACGAAACGTCCTAACCACGCATGGGATATAGAGTGCATGATCTTGGTCGCCATGTGTCTGCAGAATCTTATCAATCTATCGGAATGGACACCGCAGCCCGATAAGGCTGAAACCGATGGCTGACCGTCCTGAGTTTTATCGCCAACGATAAAAGTCGGAAAGTCCGTCAAATAATTTCTTCAAGTATTTTCTTCCCTCGTGAGTTTCTCGCGAGAAGGTTAAATACAGCGGTTTTAACACAAATGACAATTTCCGAAATGGTATATTGTAGTATGAGAAACGAAGAAGTAATGGCTGTCGAGCGGACGCGACTGAGAGTAGGAATGACGATCCTGCTTAGCAACAAGAAATACATGGTCGAGTTAGTGAATGGAAGTCGGGCGCGAGTAGCGCCACTGGCACGTAAGCGAGTGAACTTCAAACATCCTGTAACTGGCAAGGAATACGATTTTATGGCCCGGGATGGTGGAGCTATTAACATCAGCCCTAACAGCGAGGTACCAATTCTAAGCTGGACAAAGCGCAATGGAAGCGCCAATGTTGTCCAGCGATGCCGGGGCTAGACGACAATCCATTCATAGGGTTATTACTACCTGATCTTCAAGATTTACAAGGTAAGTACATTCAAGTCTTGAAGGATATTGCGGCTGCCGGTCAGAGTTATTCATTCCCGGGACGTAGCTTCACTAGGGCGAACATTCCAGAGGTAAGAAGCATTCTGACGGATTTACGAGCGGCTATCAGGGTAGCAAACGGAACCGGGAAGCAGTTCGCTAACGCCAGAATTGACACGCAAGGGAAGTTCGCGTGAAGTACAAGCCTTACAAACCTACGGATTGGGAAGCTCGTGTTGATAAGACTATCCGGCTAATATCTCCGCGCTGGCAATGTAGCAGGATGCTGGCCCGAGAGCGCGAGCATCAGTTTCGATACCTGTCAGCTTTGTCGAGTACGGCTAGGAGAAACTCAGGGCCGTTGACATCAGGAGAGACGTTACGTGGATCGCGAGAGAAGATGCAGGTCATGTGGAATGCAATCAACGCGGTTGAGAACAGCGGCCTATGCACAGCACTCATGCTCAAAATACAAACATACGTGTGCGGCAGGCTGCGCTGGCAGTCCCGTTGTGGCGATAAAGTAATCGCAAATGAGTACGAGGACTATATGCGGACGAAGCTAACAAGGGCTATTGACCTAACTGGCCGGTTTAGCTTGCGCCAAATGGCGATGATGGATGTTAAAGGCATGTTAATAAAGGGTGACATGGGGACGAACATTGTCAGGGAAGGGCCGGAGATATTTTTGCAAGGCATTGAGGCAGACCGGATAGGCGATCCTTATGACTGGCGCATCAGCAACAATTATGTGCGCGGCATCATTATCGACGACAACGGTGTTCCTGTAGCCGCCAAGGTATATTACCGGGATCGTTCAACCGGGATGTATAAGTATGATGATATATTCGAGTTTCGGGATCAGTTCGGAATGCCGAAGTTTTTGTTCATGGTAAACCCGGTGAGTTATGATGACTATCGTGGAGTCAGCGTGTTTAAGACAGCTATCGACAACGCTACCTACATTGACAGGATGAGAGAGTATGAGCTTCAAGCGTTAATGTGGGCCGCTTCACAGAGCGGTATTTATCATACCAAATCCGGGTTGCTGCCAGAGCAGCTACCCTTCGATCCTAACCCTAGTATTGATGACTTTGGCAGGCAGGTACAAACGTTCACGGTGCGTCCCAACACAGTTACCGCCGTAGGTATGGGCGAGGACGTGGGTATGTTCCAGCATGATCGTCCTAGCCCTAACGTGATAGGCATGGTGCATGACTCGATTAGGGACGTGTGTGTTGGAGTTGGCGTAAGTTATGAGTTTGGATGGGATAAGAGCGGGCTGAATGGCCCCGCAGTCCGGCAAGTTAGTTCTGAGGACGCACGAGCTATCGAAATCTGGCAGTTCCTATTAACTGAGCAAAAACTTGATCCGGTGGCGACAATCGTGTTAGGCAACGGTATCATCAACGGGGAAATACCATACACGGATAAATGGAATAAATGGCAATGGTTCTTCCCATCTAAGGGTACGATCGACGTGGGCCGGGAGTCAGAAGCTAACATCAATGAACTGGACGCTGGTATTAACAGTGGAGCACTGATCGCCGCTGAGGATGGACAGGACATCGACGAGATTCGGGAGCAACGCGGCAAAGAAATCGAAGCGAACATCGAAGAATCAATGGACATTGCCAAGAAGGTTAGCGCGAAATTAAAAGAGGACGTGGATTGGCGAGAGGTTTATGCAATCATGTTTCCTAAGCGTGGCAAGGGCGGCGGAGGCGGTCAGGGCATGGTTGATTATAGCAGGCATGTGAAGCAGGATGCCCCCGGTGTTACTGGCGACGGGGTTGATCTGGAGGACGGCGATAACGGCAGTGAGCCTAACGGT